CCGATGAGGGCTGTAAACTGGGACCGTATCAGTGGCCAAACGCCTTTAGTAACGCCAAGTTAAATAACGGTATTTTTGAGCGTAAAGGGCGGGCCCGTCTACCGATTAAAAAGGCGGCCTTTGGTGAGGCCTTTGTCGGTCCCACGCTAACGCGGATCACCAACGCAGAAAGCCGCGACAATCTCGACAATGATTTTAGGATTCGCCTGTTTGTTGAATTGGACAAGGCAATGATGAGGATTTTGTCATGACCACGCGCGCAGCCATCCGAAGTTATTTAAAAGACTTAGCAGCTCCCAAGGTGGTGCGGGCGTTTGATTATCGCGCACCGCAGTTGCTGGAGGAAGAATTGCCCGCTGCGTGTGTCTTTTTTGAAGATGGCGAAACCTCGCACGATTTTGATGAGCGAGACGAAACCACCGGCCGCCTGATTATTGAAATTACGGCGCGTAGCGCAGCCAATGTGGATGCCGCGCTCGATACGCTAGGCAACGACATTCATAACGCTATTAAGACTGATGACACCCTGCTGGGTATTGTGGCCGGAATTTGGCGCATCGGTTTCACCTATGAGCGCGATCCGGATAGTCATATCGGTACGCTCTCTGTTATTTATCACGTCCATTACCATGATGAGGATTAGACCATGTTAGGTAAACAAGTAACTTTACACCGTTCCAGCGATTCTGGCGGTACGTATGGCACGGCGATCGGGGCAATCCAGACTATGGAGCCACCCGAGCTCACCGCCGATAACAATGAAACCACCGAGTATGGCTCAAACCATGACTATAAAACCTTTGTGCAAGGGCTAAAAGATGGTGGCGAAATGACGGTTAATATCCGTTATGAGACGGGACAGACCGATGCGGATGCGCTGGAAGATGCCTATGATAATGGCACGATTGAGTATTTGCAGCTGCAGTTCCCGGCCCCCATCAGTAAATCGCGCTCATTTCCGGCGATTGTGACCCGCGTGGGGACACCAGTGCCAAAAGATAACCAGATTGAACGGGTGTTTACCTTTAAGGTCGCCGGTGAAGTAACCCGGGCGACGTTGCCATAATGTTTACCCGCATAAAACGCTGGCTGGCGGCGTTTAAATTGCCAGCCGATCCGACGTTTTCGCAGCGGGCCAAAAGCCCGCAGCGAGTGGGCTGGTATGTACTGGTTGAAATTGGTGCGGCGGAATACACCGTGTTAATGGACTTGTTATTTCAAATCCAGCGCAGTGAGGAGGATATAGAAAGCAAGGGCCGGCAAATCATCGGTTTGCGCTATCAAGCACTGGCCATGTCGTTGCGAACCCCTGGTGGGCGCATCCCGTTTGACTGGCAAAGCGAACGTGATCTGATGCAATTAGCCTCGCTGCCGTATTCAGTGATCACGCCAGCGCTTGAGGCGGCCGCTGAGTTGTCGGAATTACCCTGGCTGTCAATCAGTCAATCTCAGCCTGCCAATGACGGCGATCCGCAGGATGCCCCTGCCCCCCTTGATAAAGAGGCGGTGGCAGCAAACCCCTGATAGGCCAGCCGTATAAGGTTGCAGTGCTGCGACTGGCCATGCAGTTAGGCGTGTCAGATGTTGACGCCTGGTTGCATCAACTCACTGCATCGGCGTTGGTGGACTGGTTACGCTTTCACGAAATCGAGCCTTACGGTAACAAGGTGGTGCCATTTCAATTGGCTGGGATCCGGGCGCAGATGGCCAACTACTTGCGCAAGAAAACCACCGCGCCGTATAAAATCGATGATTTTATGATGGGCTACACACCACCACCGAAACCCCAAACCCCCGAAGAAATGTTTGCTTTGTTTGAGGCCTTTAATTCATGAAAAAAAGCCATCAGGTCGAAATTCGCGGTAATACGAAAAATTACCGCGCCGAGTTCGGCAGGGCCATCAAATCAAATGATCGGTTCAATAAGTCCATGGAGGGCTTAACGAAAGGTGCAACCGCTATTCAGGGGCCAATGGGTGGGGTGGCCTCCCGCCTGAGCGTGGTTAACTCGCTGTTTCGCAGCGGCGCGCTCCATGTGGCAGGTTTTGCCGCCGGTATTGCCGGATTAACCGCTGTGGGCTATAAGTCCATAAAAGTGTTTGATGAATATCAGCGCGGCCAGCTGCGCACTGAGGCGCTATTGCGCGCCACTGGTCAGGCGGCCGGGTTAACTAGTGAGCAGCTGCAGGAGCAGGCAGAACAGGTCGCCCTGTCAACACTGGCCAGTGTCGGCGGGATTGTTGAAGCGCAAAACGTGCTGATGACGTTTAAATCCGTCAGTGGTGACACGTTCCGCCAGGCAATTAGCTTGTCACAGGATATGGCGGCGGTGTTTGGCGGCACGGCGAAAGACAAGGCCATGCAGTTAGGGAAAGCGCTTGAGGATCCTATCCAGGGCATTAATGCGCTGCGCCGTTCGGGCGTGAGCTTTACCGAGCAGCAAAAAGACCAAATTCGCACCATGACCGAGGCCGGTAATGTGGCCGGTGCACAGGAAATTATTTTATCGCAACTTGCGGCACAGGTAGGGGGCGCGGGTGCTGCTGAGGCGGGCGGGTTAGCCGGTGCGGTCGATACGTTAGGTCAGCGCTGGGACGAATTGCTGTTAAGTTTTAGTAATACCAGTGGCTCGGGCTCAGTGGTGACCACCTGGCTCAATAACATCGCTAATGGATTGGATACGCTGCGCAGTAAAATCAGCCCGACCACGACCGATTTGGAGGCTGAGCTTGCCCGGTTGCAGGCCGCGCGCGCCACTGCGGCGGCCAATCAGAATACCCGGCGGGGCCGTCGTGGTCCGAGCCCTGAATCCTTTGACGCCGAAATTGCCGCGATTCAGGAGCAAATCCTGGTGGCCCGTGCGCAAAGTGATGATTTAAACGCTATCACGGCGCTCATTGCTAACCGGCGAAACCGCATTGCCGAGTTGGATGGCGAAATCGCTAACGCCAGCACCCGCCGCCAGCGTGGCGGACAAGGCAGTGAACGCGAGCAACTGCAAGCCCAGCAGCGCGCCCTGGAGGCAGAAATTGCCCAGTATCAGGCGCATTATAATACCTTAAATGAGCAGGCAGAAACGCAAAAAGAAACCCAGCAAGCCATCCAAAATGAGCAGAAAGAGGCCGCCGAGGCGCTGGCCGCTGAACGCGCTGAAAAAGCGGCACAGGAACAGGCGCGCATTGATGCGGCGAACGAGCGCGAAGTGGCCGCTATGCGCGATAAATACGCGCAAATTCACGCCGATGCCCTGGCGGCCGATGAGCAGGCGATTCAGTTGGAGGAATTCCAACTTAAGCGCCGCAGCGATGCATTAAACGCAGAGCTTGCCGAGTTGCGCGAAAAAGGCCTGGTGACCGAAGAAATTGAGGCCGCCCATAAAACCGCGCTGGAAGAATTAGATCAGGCCCATCAGGCCCGCATCGGTGAGATAAAAACCGAGGCGCGCGAAAAAGAACGCCAAGCCAAAGAAGATGCGCGCCAGGAAGAATTAGAAGCGGCAGAGGCCGCTCGCGATGCAGAACTTAAGGCCGAAGCAGAGAAGAACGCCAAGCTATCCCAGGGCTATCAGGCCTTATTAGGCGTGATTGGTAGTTATTATGACGGCATGCAAGGCAAGCAAGCCGGTTATGTCCGCATGGCTTTATCATTGGGCAGCTTGTTGCTCGATGAGAAAAAGCGCGAGTCGGTACAGTCGATTTGGGCCAGTACCTATGAGGCGGCGATGGGCGCTTATGAGTCCTTAGCCAGTGTGCCGTTCGTGGGCCCTGCGCTAGGTGCGGCCGCTTATGGCGGCATTATGCTGGTCGGTGGCGCGGCCGCTGCCAAAGTGATGGGCATGGCGCACCGAGGGATGACCAATATTCCCGGTGAGGGTTCCTATATTCTCGATGGCGGTGAGCGTGTGGTCGCAGAGGAACAAAACAAGGATTTAACCAATTTCTTAAACGCCCAGCAGCAGCCGGGCGGCCAGGGTAGTCAAAAGGTTGAGGTGCACAATTATTCAGGCGCCCCGGTGCGCCAGCTCACCGAGCGGGATGTGGTCAAAATCATGGTGGGGCAAGCGGCCAACCAGTCCAGTGATTTTAGGAATGTGATGCATACCACGTCAACCATGCAGCCGCGAGGGCGTCGTTAATGGAAACCTGGCCAGAATTTTTGCCAAAATGGCTACTGGCGGATCAGTCTGTAGTGGCGGAGCATAATTTTTTACGCTCCACCCAGCCAGGCAAAGTCAGCCAGCGTTCGCTGTCACGCCGCGTTAATAAAACCTTGCGGGCTAACTTATATTTATCCGGTGCTCAGGTGCCAATTTTTGAGTATTTCATCCGCGACCGATGCAACGAGGGGGCCAACTGGTTTACCGGCTATTTCTCATTGTCATCCGGGCCGGTGCTTACCCGCATTCGCCTGGTCAACGGCGCGTATAATTATCAACTGCTCCCCAAGGGCGCGCGGGTGAGTTGTGAGGTAGAAGTCCGATGAATACCTGGCCCGTCAGTATCACTTACTTAAAGCAAAATTATCAGGTCGAAGTCGCGCCGGATGTCTCGCGCAGCCCCACCGTGACCGGTAAACACCGCCAGCGCCTGCAGCGCGTGAACCGTAACGATGCCTTTCGCGTGCAGGCCGTTGTAAATGCCACCCAAAAAGACACGTTTGAAGCGTTTTATGCCGACAACCCCGGCGCCTTTACTGGGCCGTATTTCGATAACGATGTGGAGCAAACCGGCACGCTACGGTTTATCACGAATTCCTATGAAGCCCGGCCGATGAGTCAAACACATTGGCTCATCGCGTGGTCCTTTGAAGTTATCGACCGCCAGCACGATATCGGCCAGCAATTATATGATTTTGCCGTGGCCACCGGTGAAACGTTTTTTAACCTGCACAGCGTGGCCGCTGCGCTGGAAAAAGCCGTCAATGAAAACGAGTTATAACCATGGCCAGTAGTGAATTATTAAAACAGGCTTATGCCAGCGCCGCTGATACCCCCATTCATACCCTGCGCATTTTGCATAGTGGGTTAACAGGCGGCTCGCGCGCGTTCGTACAGGGCCAGTATGATGTGACCGCAACGCTTGAAGATGCCAGCAGCGAAACCTTTGAGGCGGCAGGGCTTACCTTAAGCTTGCCCAAAAAAGGCGTGGATGGTCGGCAGGATTTGAATTTCGAGCTGGAAAATGTGTCGCGTCAGGCATGGCAGGAAATCAAACAAGTGATCGCGGCCAATCGCGCCTTATTAGCCAGTAATACGGTACCTGAAAAAATTCGCCTGGAGTATCGCCAGTTTTTACAATCAGACTTATCCGCCCCGGATGGGCCGGTCATTAAAATGGTGGTGCTCAATACCAACGTGGACATTTTTAAAATGACCCTGCAAGCCTCGTTTTT